CCCAGTGATCAAGCGTTGGCAACAAGTTGATGGCGTGAATCAATGGGTATTGATTGACAACACTGATCAACAGACATCAAATGGTATCTACTTTGCTGATGCTCGCTGGAGCACCACGGGCGCTGTGAATCCCATCACTGGAGATATACCCAGTATCACATCCTTGCTAACCAGCGATTACTTGGACGTTGATGCTCCTGACTACACTCTATATCCAGCAGGCATGTTGTTGTTCAACACACGTCGTTCGGGATTCAATGTGAAAAGTTTTAAGGTTGATTACTTCAACGCTGCTGACTTCAGCTATGACACCTGGAGCAGCAGCACTACCTATGCTGTGGGAGATCAGGTGCTGTACAACGCTGTGCTGTATGTGGCCATCCAGGCCGGCAGCAATCAGAATCCTGCCACGCAGACTTCATTCTGGGATCTACTGGAAACCAATTCCTGGGTCACTGCATCTGGTAACAGAGCAGATGGTTCGCCAAACATGGGTCGTTTCTCTCAACGTGCCTTGGTCGTTGCTGCACTTAAATCTGGCATTGATACTAGTGTTACCGTGCGTGAAGAACAAGCAGTGTTCAATCTCGCAGCGTGTACTGCATATCCAGAGTTGATTGATAACATGGTAAAACTCAGCAACGAACGCAATAATACTGTGTTCGTGGTAGGAGATACTCCCATGCGGCTAGGACCAAATGGCAATGACATTGTGGCCTGGGCCACAAACAATGGCGGAACAGGCGCTGGATCGGGGTTGTTTGCGGGTGATGGACTCACAACCAGTTCAGCATACGCCGCCGTATTCTATCCAAGTTGCCGGACCACAGATCTCGGCGGTAGTCTAGTGGTCACCGCACCTAGTCACATGATGGTTCGCACCATAATCCGCAGTGATTCAGTAAGTTACCCATGGTTGGCGCCGGCCGGTACTCGCCGCGGTGTGATTGACAATGCCACAAACATTGGATATATCAATTCCACCACAGGTGAGTTTGTCACCATTGGTAACAATCAAGGCTTGCGTGATGTTGAATACTTGAATAAGATCAATCCAATCACATTTATTCCAGGGGTTGGCATTACTAACTTTGGCAACAAAACTATCTATGGGCAGACATCTGCGCTGGATCGTATCAATGTAGCACGTTTAGTTTCATTCATGCGCGGCAGATTGGAAGAAATTGGCAAGCAATATCTGTTTGAACCCAATGATCAGATCACTCGCAACGAAATCAGCAATGCTGTGAATAGCCTGTGTATTGATCTTGTGGCCAAGCGTGGTATCTATGACTTCTTGGTGGTGTGTGATGATTCAAACAACACACCTGCTAGGATTGATGCAAACGAGCTATGGGTTGACATCGCTATCGAACCGGTAAAAGCTGTGGAATTTATCTACATTCCGCTACGTCTCCAGAGGACAGGTTCCATTGCCAATGCAGCCAGTGCAAGTGCAACCAGCATCTAACGGCACCGTTAGAATAAGAAAAGGGGTGGAAACACCCCTTTTATTTTGGCCTCGATTGAGGTAAATAACTGCATAGGAGATTACAAATATGGCCGTTGCATCATTAACAAGAATGACAGTGCCCTTGGCAAGCGATCAAAGCGCGAGCAACCAAGGCTTGCTCATGCCCAAACTCAGCTATCGCTTTCGAGTGATATTTGAAAACTTCGGGGTGAGCACACCACGAACAGAACTTACCAAACAAGTGCAGGACTTCAAACGCCCCACCGCAAGTTTTGATGACATCACTATTCCAATCTACAACAGTGAACTCAAACTGGCCGGCAAATATCACTGGGCCGATGTCACATGCAATCTGCGTGATGATGCATCTGGTGCAGTGAGCCGCTTGGTTGGCGAACAACTACAGAAACAGATGGATTTCCTGGAAATGGCATCGGCTGCGTCTGGTATTGATTACAAGTTCCTCACAAGATTTGAAGTGCTAGATGGTGGCAATGGTGCCGCAGAGCCTGTTGTGTTGGAAACTTGGGAACTTTATGGTTGCTATCTCAAGAGTGCTGACTACGGGCAAGCTGCATACAACACTTCGGAACCACTCAAGATCGCCTTGACCATACGTTATGACAATGCCAACCAAGTGCCTAATGGAACTGGTGTGGGTGCTACCATTGCTAGAACAGTCAACGACGTAGTCACAGGATAATCTGGCATGGCTTGGGGCCAGGACTTTGAAAAAGAGTTTTTTGGTGGGCAAGGTCTCAAAGACTATGCCCATGCAGCCAAGACTTTTCTTCCCAACGGATACGAACTTGTTCCTCGCAACAAGTTCTTGTTCCATTCTTATTTCAATATCAATACTGGTATCCCGTTATTGAACAATGCATTCCCCACTGACGACAAAGTGCGGATTGGTCTCATGGTCAAGACCATACAGTTACCCAAATTCACTTTAGACACAGAAACACTGAATCAGTACAATCGTAAACGTGTGATCCAGAAAAAGATCAATTACGGCCCATTGAGCATGACGTTTCATGACGACAGTGGGAGTCTTGTGCGTAACATGTGGTACAACTACTATGCCTATTACTATAAAGATCCGGCGCAGACTTATCTGGCGCCCCGGGCTACCAATGGTAGTATAGGAGAATTACAATCCCAAGCAGGATTTGCTTACAATGCCAGAGATATCTATGACAATGACCGCCCAGTGAATGACTGGGGATATGTGGGTGAAGCATACAGTGACAGCGGCAACACAGTGACTGGTAAACCGGCATTTTTCCGTGACATCACTGTGTATGGGCTAAGCCAACACAAGTGGGTGAGTTATGTGTTGATCAATCCCTTGATCAAAAGTTGGGACCACGACACCTATAGTTACAACGAAGGTGCCGGAACCATGCAGAACTCAATGACCATAGAATACGAAACTGTAAAATATTATGAAGGCGCCATAGGTGGTGTACGCCCAGATACCAATGTGGTTGGATTTGCCGATTCCGCTTATTACGACAATATACCTTCCAGCCTGGCAAGACCGGGCAGCACACAGACTGTGCTGGGCCAAGGAGGACTGCTGGACGCTGGCATTGGTATCGTGGAAGATCTACAGAGTGGCACACTGACCGGTGTGATCGGCGCCATACAAAAAGCCGGCACTGTGAATCAGACCTTTAGAGGCAAAGATATCAGAGCCATTGTCAACGAAGAAGCCAATGCTGCACTCAAGACCACTTTAAGAACCAGCATTCCAGGAGCAGTTCGTAGCAACGGTGGGTTGAATGCGATATTTCCTCGACCACCAAATCGTGTAAGCACCACCAACACCACACAAGGACAATAACATGGGCGGCACAGTAAACGCACTCAACACCAATGTGGATCTCACAGTCAGGATCTTTGACACATTCTACAGCTATGAAACATTTGTGAATGCAGAAGAATATGATGTAGTTTATAGTTACATGAGATCTGTGTTTACCACTGATCAAGCAGCTGGAAATTTCACAGTGAGTTTGTTTAGAATAGCTGAAGAAACACGCACCCCGGTCTTGGACATCTTGCAAAACCTACAAGGACAAGACTCTATCCAACTCACATTGACCTTGTCTTACTATCTCAACAACATGAGAAGCGGCAGCACATTGTTGGGATACGGAGTCACAGTGACACCCAACTTTTATACCGCAAGGAATGTGCTGGCATGAGCCGCTGGGCCAATGGTGAGTATGCTATCACCAACCCAGCCAAATATGTGGGCAAAAACAAACCCAGATACCGATCCGGGTGGGAACATTCATTCATGCGTTTCTGCGACAACAACGATGCGGTGCTGCAATGGGCCAGCGAAAGCATAGCCATACCTTACAAGAATCCCATCACTGGCAAACCCTCCATGTATGTGCCGGACTTCTTTATCACATATCGCACCCGGGGCAATGTACAGCGTGCCGAGATGATTGAGATCAAACCCAAAAAACAAAGCATAATCGAAAGCAAGATGAACAGCCGAGACCGTGCTGTGGTTGCTGTGAACTATGCCAAATGGGCAGCAGCACAGGCCTGGTGCCGGCGAGCAGGCATACACTTCCGAGTTCTAACAGAGGATGACATGTTCCATAAGCCAGGTTGATTAATCCGGTAAATATGGTATGAAGAAATTAGAAGAATTATTTGACCTACCGCCCTCCACGGATCCTGAAGAGGATCTGGTGTACACTCCTGAACAAACCCAGTCTGTGATGACTGAAATCGACGAAGCCATTGACAAGATTGATGCTGCCCTTCCGGGTGTGCGTGACTTGAGTTCATCAGACTCAGAGATGGATGAACTGGCCGATCTGGCCAAGGGCAGTTACAAGGATCTCATGGATCTAGGCATGAATGTGG